GTTGAATCGCGCCTGGTAGTCGGGGATTTGATCGACGAATGCCTCGAGCTCGACGGCCTCGTAGGCGAGTTCAGTGACTGGTGCCATGGTGTCCCTTCCGGGGAAAAACGTGAGATAGGCCGCCGCTGTTGTTCCAGCCGCGCCTTCGCGATGTCTCTATCGCTGCTATGTCTCAGTGCTGTGCTGCTGTTTGCCGGAAGGTTCTTCGCGTTTAACGAGGTAGCGGTCTCGACCCTTGGCGTTCGTCGTGCTGTCTCTGTGCTGCGGTGGTACTACACTCAAATCGCAATCCCATCCCACAATTCAAGGAGGTCGCGAAAAAGTTCAGAGCACACAAAAGCCCACCCGAGGGTGAGCTAGTGTGCGGCGATGCGGTGGAAGCATCGAGTTTAACACTAAGCCTGCTTGCGGACCTGGACCTTCTTACCCGTCTTCAGGGTGTAGATGCCCTTCCACTGGTCCGCCTCGGACGTTCTGCGGTAGTCGATCTCGTCCACGGGTGGCTTCACCGCGACCACCGTGAGCCCGGTACCGGTCGCCTGACGTGCCCCAGGCACCACCGCCGCGGCCGCTTTCTTCGGGCCGCCCAGGAACCGTCCATAGCGGTCCTTCACGGCCTTCTCCACCACGGTCTTCGCGTGCCGGTTGATCGCCGACTTCACAAAGTTCGCGACAATCGCCGGATCCGGGTTCTTCTGCTTGCGGTAGATCGCCATCTGCTTCATGTAGGCCGCGTCGGCCTCGCCCGCAGCCTTCATTCGCTGCTTGAACGTTGCGAACAGGTCGGCCTTTGCCGCGGGATCCAGCTTCAGCCTGGTGTCGTAGGGCTTGTACAGCTCCTCCAGCTTGGACTTCTCGTACTGTGCCACCGGCGGCCCGATATTGTTCTTCCAGTGCGCTTCCTGCTGCTGCTGCTCAAACTTCGAGCGCTCCTGGGCGAACTCCGTCCGCTGCTGGTCGACCGGGGCTTTCTTGATCTCGCCGGCCTTCTTCTCGTTCGCATCGAACCACGCGCCCACCCGGCTGAGCAGCCCGGTGATCGCCTTGATCTTCCCGGCCTCATCCAGGTGCGGAGCCTGCAACACGTCGATCATGCGGTTCAGGTCCGCCACCATTGGCGAGCCTGCGAGCCCCGACATCAGGTGCGGCAGGATAGCCGCCGCATACGCATCCGGATCGCTGCGCATCACCCGGTCCAGGATCGTCGGCGTCAGCTTCGCCAGGCCTGGATCGAAGTCCGGGCCCAGCGCCTCGAGCACCTTCGGATCGCCGCTGGCCAGCATCGCGTCGGTCGCCTCGGACTGCGCGACCCGCTCCTGCATCTGCGTCGCACCCTCCAGGCCGCCCAATGACTCCAGCAGCGCATACTTCTCGCGCAGCGCCGTGATACCGCCCGGCTCGACCGCCGCCAGCTCCGTCACCCGGAAGTGATCGTCGCGGACCGTCTTGGCGAACTTCGCGCCCTCGGGAGTCGCCTCCCAGGCCTTCACCGCGTCACGAAACTCCTTCGAACCCCGGCGCCCGTCAACCTTGACGTCGTCAGCGCCCTCGCCACCAGCTCCGTCGCCGTCGACGCCATCCGCTCCATCGCCGTCGTCAGCGCCATCTGCTCCGTCAGCGCCATCGTCGAGGCCGTCCCCGCCGCCGTCGTCCAGGCCTGCGTCCACAAAGCCCTCTTCCCCCTCGGCGCGGAGTGAGGCAATCACTCCGCCGTAGAGGGAGTCGTCCAGCACAACGTCAATTTCCTGCATGTCTCAGTCTCCTATTGCAACCTTCCGCCCGGGTTCACCGTGCTGATCTTCTGTTTCACGGGGACGCCCTGCGCGTCGACGCCCTCTTTCTCGACCGTCACCTCGTGCGGCACCAGCTCGTCCGCATTGGTGAAGTCGTCTGGAGTCGCCTCCACACCCATCGCCTGCAGCGCCTGCGCCTGCACGTTCGGCGGCAGTTTGTCGATCGCCACCGACGCCGAGGCCTTCACCGGCAGCGGCTGGACCGGCGTCAGCTTCTTCGCCATCGCCTGGTGCTCCTGCCAGTGCAGCTTCAGGTTCTGGAAGATCGCCACCTGCTCCTGGTCGCCGTTCTTCAACTTGCGCCCCATCGGCGAGTTCAGCATCGCCAGCGTCACCGCCGCCTCGATCACATGGTTCTCGCTGCCATCCTGCGCCACCGGCACCGACGACACCAGCGGAGGCAACGTCGCCGACTGCTGCTGCAGCTGCTGCAACTGCGTCGCGACCTGCTGCAGCATCGCCTGACCCTCCGGCGTCTGGGCCTCGGGAGCGTTGGTGCCCTGCTGCTGGATCTCGGTCAGTTTGGCGATCGCCTCCTGCACCTGCTGCAGCTCCGGATTGTCCAGCGGCCCGGAGTCGGTCAACAGCTCGAACTCGCCCTGCTGCTTCTCCACCGCATCCAGGCCCGGAATGTTCAGCCCGGACAGCGACGGCATCTGCGCGAAGAACGGCAGGTTGAGAGGATCGTTCACGATTGCCTGGTAGATCGCCACGTTCGGCGACTGCTCCACCAGCTGCGCCGTCTGCGCCTCCTGCTCGGCCAGCGTCTGCGGAATCTCCAGCGACTCCGCGTAGCACAGCGCGTCGCCCTGCAGGTTCGCCAGCTCCACCGTCAGCTTGTTCTGCCCCGGCGTGCGGCTGCGAATATTTGTCTTTCGATTGCGCGAAGCGCTGCGAGCTGCCTGCGTCGCCGCCTTCGCCAGCCCACCGCAGATCTGCGCCCACGGTGCCGAGAACACCTGCAGCGACTGGTCGCGGTTCAACTGCGCCTCGCCCACCGTGCCCGTGTCGCCATTACCGAACATCGTCGGCGTCGCCCCGTCCATCACCTCCGGAGCTCCCGACACCAGCCACTGCACAAACTCCATCAGCCCCGTCGTCGGCTGCGGAACCTTCTCGATGCCCGTAACGCTATCGATCGTCTGCTGCGGTCCCAGCTTCACCCCAGTGATGTTGCCGGGGTCATTCGACTGCGAGTTGATAGCCTCGATGTCCAACGCCTCAGCATCACCGAAGCGCCGCGGCACGCAGGCCACGAAGTACCGCACCAGCAGCGAGATGTTTTGATTCAGAATCTTCTGCAGCGGCAGGTAATTCGAGCCGATCGCCCGGCGGTTCTGCCCGTTTCCGTCCTTCGAGTGGCGGATCTCCAGGCAATCGTCCATTCCCTCGTTGCGCACGAACGCCAGCTCCGAGCCTGCATGCGTCACCCGCAGCCCCTTGGGGAAGTTCGTGTAGAACACCTTCCGCACCGTCTTGTCCTTGATCGCACGGTACTGGCTCGGCCGGTACCAGGTGTGCGTCTCGGTCGCGTCCTTCAGGAACGTCTCACCCGACGCTGTCGACGTCTGAACCGCTAGCCGTACGTTGATGCGCGCCATGCGGTCGTACTGGTCGCTCGAGCCTGCCACGGACTGGCCGGCCACAATCTTGTCCTCGATCCAGGGATACCGCTCCTTCAGGATGTCGACGTCGACCTCGCTAGCCAGCCGCACATAGCCCATCTCGTTGATGTCGTCCGCGTAGATCGGAACCTTCGACTCCAGAATCCCGTGCGCGGTCGTGATCTCGCAGATCGCCGGACCCTCTTCGCCCGGCTCTAGCACATCCTCGGTGCCGTCATCTTCGTCGCCCGTCTCGCCGTCGAGCTCTTCCGTCTCGTCACCAGGCTGATCCGTCTCGTCTTCGAGACCAGGCTGGTTCTCCGTTTCCGGACTGACACCCTCATCCTCGCCCGCGCCAAACGTTGTATCGCGGTCCGGCGTCTCGGTGCCCCAGCGCTGCTGGTCCGCCACCGACCGGGTCCACAGCACCACGCGTCCGTCGGTGTAGAAGTAGCGGCATATCCTGGCCACCACGCCCTTGATGTCCGAGTCCATCAGCCACACCTTCAGGTAGCTGTCGGATTCGTCGGCCGCCGTCTGGTCCGGTGGCGAGTCCGGATCCTTGGGCGAGAACTTCAGCCCGGGGATCTCCCTGGCTAGCGCCGCCGTGATCTTGTCCTCGCGTGCGCCATACACATTCACCGGGAACAGCTTCATCGCGTTGCCCGTCGCCATGATCGACGATGGAGTCGCGGTCCCGGCGCCGCCATACAGCCCGATCCCCTTGTTGCCGGTGGTCAGGAACTGGTAGCCCCGCGAGAACAGCCGCGCCTCCCAGGCCTGCAGGATCTCGAAGATCCTCGAGCTCGAGTCCGTCCGGGTCGCCGACGTGGTAAGTTCCTCGACCGCACTCTTGTAGCTGCCCAGCTGCTCCGGCCCAAAGATCGGCTCCGGTGAGACGTCGATCGACGCGTACCGCCCAGGAACGTTCTCAGGATCCTCCGGCAACGGCACCAGCTGCACGGGTGTGCTCTGCGACTCGTCAGCCATCTCGCTTCACCCGCTTCACCACGTCGTGGGTCGCAACCACCTGCGCTCGGAACTTCGCAGCCTCGGAGCGGATCGACATGCGCAGCTTCGAGATCGAGGCCAGCACCGCGCCGCCTACCACCAGCTCGTAGACCCGCAGCCGCGGGTTCCAGCGCACACAGGTCTTGGCATCGGGATTCGTCTTCGGCAGTGCAGCAAAGTTCACGGCTTCGCGGCTCCCGGCTTGGCTGCAGGAGCCGCTGCGGGTTTTGTAGTATTTGTAGGATTTGTAGGATCGGCCACGATCGTGCCGGTCGCCTCGTCGAAGTGGAAGCCCGGATGCGCGGCCGCGAACTCAGCCTCGAGCTGCCGCAGCGCGCCGCTCAGTCCGTCGCGCTCCTTCTGGTTGGTCTGCAGCTTCTCCGCCAGCGCGCCGATCGCGATCTTCTCCGCGGTCGAGAACTGCGGTACCGGAGCTGCAGCAGGCTTGGCCGCCTCAGCCTTCGCCGGCGCCGCCTGCGCAAACACCACGCGGCTGGTCGCACCGCACCCGCCCAGCAGCAATGCGGTCATCGCCGCAACTCTCAGGATCACTGCCTTCACATCCCACCGCCCATTCCGGCACCGGCGCAGTCGGCGGCATACTGATGCGCCTCGCCTGCACTGCCGTGCTCGCTGTCATGCTCGTGACCGTCTGGATGCACCGCATTCACATGGTGTCGGCCGCCCTCGTGATCATGCTCGATGTTGATCTGGGTCGCGGGACCGTGTTCCTGGGCCATCGCAGCCCCGTCCTGCGTCTGCTGCTCCGCGCCGGCGTTGTAGTCTTCGCCTTCGCCCCCGGCTGCAGGCTTGGCTGCGCCGCCCTTGGCCGAGAAACGTGCGTCGGCATGCTTCATGGTGGCGTGGTTCGTGTGCTTCGAACCGTCTTTACTTACGAACGGACTTGCCACGGTTGTTCTCCTCGTCGAGCTGCTTCAAGTTTTCTGCCTGCACCTGGTCCCAGTCCGGAACGCTGGGTGCCTTGCGATGTAACTTCTGCGCCTGCGGCTCCAGCAGCATCAGCAGCCGGTCCAGCTTCTCCTCGGCCGAGGCCTCGCCATGCGTCACCACCTGGCGGATCTGCTCCAGCGCCTCAGACGTCGTACCGTTGCGCTTGTCCTGGTCACGATAGAACTGCGAGCCTGCGGCGAATCCAACCGACAGCGTCTTGTCCACGACCCTGAGCTGGCCCATCAGGTCCACGAACTTCGCATTGAAGAACTTCTCCAACGCCACCGTCGCCACCAGCGCATCCGCGGACATAGTCGCAGTCCGCTTCTGCTGATCGGTGAGCAGCTTGATCTCCAGGCCCAGGCAATCAGCCAGCGCATGGATACCGAACAGATGCATCAGCAAGTTAGTGATTCGAGCCTTTGTGCGTCCCACCAGAGCTTTCATATGTCCCACCAGTTCCTTGGCTTCCTCGCCTGGTTGCGCCGCTCCGTCTCACGCAGACGGATCCAGTGTTTGCTCGCCTCGTCCGGAGCTGCATCGATCTCCTCACGCAGCAGCTGCTCACGCGGCTTCTTCCCCGGGTTTCCCAGGATGTGATAGATCCCGTACCCCGAGCCTTGCAGCGGATCGTCCCCTTCGAACGACGCGATCTTCTCTTTGTGGATGTCGTCGCGCGGCGCGATCTTGATGCATTCGATCAGCCGCGGACAATCCTTCGAGATCAGCCAGTTGCGCCGCTCGATCGGCACACCCTCGGCCGTCTTGCCCACCCTCACCTTGCGCCGCAGCATGTTGTACATCGTCTGCTCGCGCCCGATCTTGTCGCTGCCGGCGTTGAACGGTACCGGCAGCGCGAAGCCCTTCATCACCCGCGCCATGCGCAGCGCGACCGAGTTCGGGTTCGCCCCGTAGCTCTTCGTCGCCTGGTCCGCGAACGCATCGTGCGAGAACGGGAAGCTCTCGAACTTCGGCATCTTGCCGTCCGGATCCAGCGACTCGCGCACCACCAGCTCGCCCAGCATCTCCGGATCGTGGTGCTTGACCAGCTTCTCCTTGTACGTCCGGACGATCCCGAAGTCGTCCATGTAGTGCCAGTACAACGCCGCCCAGTGCTCAAAGCCCCAGTCGCCCGAGATCCAGCGCTTATGCCAGCTCTGCGGCTGGCACTCCTCCGGATCGCACTCGTTCTCGGCCGGGTCGAACGCACCCATGAAGTAGCCGCCCACGATGTCCCAGCGCCCGTACTTCATCGCATCCCGGATCGCCTTCGGATAGCTCTCCAGGTTCTTCAGGAACTGGGGATCGTTGGCGAAGATCGGGTTGTCCAGGTACGTGCACGGGAAGTAGGCGTAGTCAGCGGGGTTGTACTGCGCCCGCTGGTGCTCGTCCATCTCGTCGCACGGCCGGTGCTCCACAAACACGTTGCGCACCCAGATCGCACCGACGCCGATCGGGTTTCCTGCCCCGTCCTTCGTCGGGTACGGATCCACCGGGCAGCGGTTCCACGCGCTGATGCCGTTCCACTGCTTGAACGTGAACTCGCACAGCTCGTCGTAGAAGATCTTCCGCCACTGCCCCTGCCAGTCGTACACGTTGTGCTCGTACTGCATGCTGCCGAACACCGTCGTCGAACCGTTCAGCCAAGTCACCGTCGGCCGGCTCGCCGCCAGCGTGAAGCTCGAGTACAGCTCCTTCGGGATCAGCTCCTGGAACCGCGTCAGCAGCGTCGAGTGCAACATCGGCTGCGTCCGCCGCAGCATCAGCGTATGAACGTGTGGCGCGTCGTCCAGGTTGAACTCGCTGTTGCTGACCATGTGCTCGACGATCCCGCACGCCGTCTTGCCCGGCCCAGCAGCTCCGCCCAGGAAGTTATGCGGCGCCAACGACGTATGGAACAGCCGCTGCTTCGGATACGGGTCGTAGCGATCGCGGAAGTCGATCTGCAGCATCTTCGACTGGAAGTCCTCCGCAAAGCGGTGAACGCCGTCCACTACTCGAACGCTCCCACCATACTCATGACGATGATCGTCCACGCCATGCTATTGGCAACGCGGTCGAGCCCCTGCAGACTCGAAACAACCCCAAGAACCGCAGTCCCGCTTAGCATCAGGATGTTCTTTACGTGTGGCAGATGCCCTTCCGGAATGCGGTGCAGAAATCGATTCACTTCACTACCTTCCGCTGCGGCCGCGGCACGCTGGTGATCAGCTGCACGCCCAGGCTGCCCGAGTGCTCCACCTTGTCCGTAAACAGCTTCAGATAGCGCCCCAGTTGATCCAAAG